GGGTATGTACCGATTGAAAGGAGATATATGAACTTTATTGAAGCTATTAGAAATGAGTATCCAGGACAAACTACATTCACTAGACCGGAATTAACTATCGTAGCAGATAAGTATTCTTTAAAAAAACAATTTACAGAATTCATGACTACCGATTCTAATAAGATTAGGCGAGGAGTATATAAAATTGATTCGAATGTACAATCCGATTCTTCTGGTGTCATTGAATTAAAGAGACCACCTTCTCCTGATAAACAGAAACCGCTCGTATCAGAAAAAAAGGTAGAACACATCCATGACATCAATTTAATTCCAATTAAAGATCCTGAGTTCGTAGCATTCGGTGATTTTTCTCTAGTTAAAAAAATTGTTTCTTCTAAAGCATTCTTTCCAATTTATATTTCTGGAGAATCTGGTAATGGTAAGACTAAGATGGTATATGAAGTTTGTGCTCAAACTAAAAAACCATTATTTCGTGTTAATATTACAGAATCTACTGATGAAGATGATCTGATTGGAGGTTATCGTCTAGTTAATGGAGAAACTGTGTGGCAAGATGGTCCTGTTGTAGAAGCAATGAATCATGGCGCTATTCTTTTATTAGATGAAATTAATTTGGGGACGCATAAAATTATGTGTCTTCAACCTATTCTTGAAGGTAATCCAATTTATATAAAGAAGACCAATACTATTATTCATCCAGTTCAAGGTTTCAATATTATTGCAACAGCAAATACAAAAGGAAAGGCATCTGATGATGGACGTTATATCGGATCAAATACTTTGAACGAAGCTCTGCTCGATAGATTTGCTATGAACGTAGAACATGAATATCCATCAAAAGAAATCGAAATCAAGATTCTAACTAATATTCTTGATTCGTTGAATTGTAAAACGAATGACAGTGTTGAGTTTGCGAATAAATTGGTTGAATGGGCAAAAACTATTCGTGATACATTTGATGTCGGAGGAATTGATGATATTATTACAACTAGAAGATTGATTCATATTATCAGATTCTTTGCTATCGTAGGTGGAACTAGAATGAAATCTATTAAGTATTGTACTTCAAGATTTGATTCTGATACTAAAAAATCTTTCTATTCATTATATCAAAAAATCGATGAATCTATTACTATCGAAGCTGAAACACAAAATTCAAATAAAGCATCAAACTTAGATGATGAGGATATTCTATTTTAAAAATATAAATTCTTAAACAATTAGGAGGTCCTACTAGGACCTCCAATTTTTATAAATACACATGAGGTTATTGATTATATGCCAATGTATGATTATCATTGTGATGAGTGTAAATGCTCTTTCGAGAAGAATGTTAAAATGGATGATTGTGATCTACCAACAACTCAACCATGTCCTTCATGTCTATCCTTATCTGTTAAGAAATCTGTTACGGCTCCAGGTATAGGTGATCCTGTAAGATTAGGAGTCACAAAAGCACCTGCAGATTTTCAGAAATATGTATTGGGTAGAATTAAAGAAGCACACCCAAGAGGCAATGTAGAGAGATCCAGATCAATTGTACGAGAAGTTTAACTTGTTTAACTTGTGATATCTTGGTTATGATGAAAGGATACAAATGTCAAGAAAACCAAGAAACTCCAAAAATAATTTGGAACCAACAATAGATAATTCATTTTCTTTGAAAAAGATACAACCTATTACAGAAGCTCAGCAAGATGTCTTTGATGCTTTTGGAGAAGGTTATAATCTTGTTCTTTGTGGTTCGGCGGGAACTGGTAAAACTTATATATCATTGTATTTGGCTCTCTCAGAATTAATAAAGAGAGATAGAACTGCTAACGAACATCCAACAAAAATAATGATTATTCGATCAACTGTTTCATCAAGAGACGTTGGATTTTTGCCAGGAACTCTGAAAGAAAAGATGGCTGTATATGAAGATCCTTATCGTGGTATCTTCGCAGAATTATTTGGTAGAGGAGATGCATTTGAAATCTTAAAAACAAAAGGAATTGTTGAATTTTGTTCTACTTCTTTCTTACGTGGAACAACCATAAATGATACATTTATTATTCTTGACGAGTTCCAGAACTGTAGTGAGCAGGAGCTGGAAACAGTTATAACACGTGTTGGTAAGAATACTAAGATTTTCTTTTGTGGAGATTGGTTACAAAACGATCTAATTAAATCTAAGTGGGACGTTTCTGGACTACCACATTTTATGAAGATTATTGAGAAGATGCCGGAATTTGATATAATTGAATTTGGTATAGAAGATATAGTCCGTTCAGGAATAGTTAAATCATTTATCATCGCAAAATCTCAAGTTGAAGATGAATTATTAATAAATAAGTCTAAGGACTAAAATGAATTTAAAGAGTTTCAAAGAATTATATTTAAAAATTGTTTCTGAATCAAAAGATTATTATCAAATCAAAGAGTTGACCAAAAATGAATATAAATCTAAATCTAGATTCTTGTCATCAGAACTTAAAAATATTTGGTCTAATTCATTAAAATTTTTCAAATTTAAAAGATTAGATAGGATTGAATCAGATATTGGATTGTTTCCGGTAAAATATTCACATCTTTCTACAAATAAAAGCGATATAAATGTATTTGTTGTTAAGAGAACAGATAATAATCCAGATCTTGATGAACCTATAGCTATGTTGAGTGTATATGGTACTAATATCAAAATTGGTAAAAATATCAAATTAATTAATAAAATTAAAATTGCTATAGTTCAACCAAAATATCAAGGTCAAGGAATAGGCTATGCTCTATATAAAGGTTTAATAGAAATTGAAGATTGGACCGTGATGTCTGATGATCATAGTAAAGGTGCACGAAAACTTTGGTCTAATTTAAATTCTGATCCGAATATATCTGTTTGGTTGTATGAATCTAGTTCAACTCTAGAAGCAAGAAATGCATTTCAATTAAAGAACTTTGATACAGAAATAGACAAGCTATATAATAATAAAAATTTAAGATTGATTGCAACTAAGAAAAATAGTTCCGTTGATAAATTGTTAACAGAATTTAATAAATTAATAAATAATTCTAAGGAGTAATTTGAATGGACATAAAAAAAATTTAAAGAATCGTATTTGAAAGTAATTTCAGAATCAAAAGAACAAGATAACGATCTGAAGGATTACATCAAAGCTATTGTAGAGGAAGTATTAGAAGAAGCTTATCTAGATGATGAAGGAACAACTTCACCTGAAGCTAAGAAAATATATTCTCTTCTTAAGAAATATGGATATAAATCATTTGGTCAAAAAAATACATCATATTTATCATTCGATAAAGTTTGGAGTGTTCCTGATGATCCACTATATGCAACTTCTCATAGAGTGTATGTAAAGAAATATTCAGGAGATTGGGAATCTGGTCGTCAAAAAGACTTAGAATTAGAAAATACGACTGGATCCGGCAAAGATCTATCTAAATTAGAAGATATTCTAAAACAAGTAGACACCTATGTGAGAAGTATAGAAAAATCAAAATAAATTTGTATTATACAAAATAATATATTATAATATATAAGTGAAGTCATTCAAACACAATAAAATAAATCTACCAAATCTATTGACCCAAGAGATTAATAATCGAAGGTATTATGTTACACCATCAGGTAAACTGATGCCTTCTATCACGACTCTCTTGGGTCAAACTTCTAAAGAATCTATAGAATCTTGGAAGAAATCTATTGGAGAAGAAAATGCAAAACAAATCTCAGAATACGCCTGTGCATTGGGCGAAAATCTACATTATGTTATTGAAAAATATTTAGATAATGATCCAAATTTCTTAGAAAAAACAACAATACATTCTAAATATATGTTCTCTTCTATGCAGGACACTCTTGATAGAATAGATAACATATACACACAAGAAGCTTCATTGTATTCGGATACACTTGGTTTAGCCGGGAGAACTGATTGTATTGCGGAGTTTGATGGTATTCCTTCTATCATAGACTTTAAAACTTCCAGAAAAGAAAAGAAAGAAGAATGGATTACAAATTATTTCGTACAAGGAACAGCGTATTCTTTGATGTTTGAAGAAATGACTGGTATAAAAATAAAACAAATTGTAATCCTTATGTGTACATATGATTCGCAACCAATTATTTTTAAAGTGAATAGATCTAATTATTACACAGCATTGAAAGACATTATGGACAAATATCTTGGAAATTTGAAATATGAAATATAAAGAAATACAAGACTTAGCCGAACAAGAATTAAAGATTGATAGATTTAAGCTTGGTGAAGAAGCGACTAGAACTCCAAACATTCTCATGAGATTCTTGGATATCTATCGTTCTGAAAAGGTTCTTCTTCATAAAATGAATAAGAAATTTGCTGAATTGAAAAGGGATAAGTGGGAATATTATTCTGGTAAAGCACCTGAAGAGGTGTATAATGAAAAACCTTTCGATATTAAAGTTTTGAGACAAGATATTGATATGTATCTAGACGCAGATCAAGAATTGTCTGATTTGAATTACAATATACAATCACAAAAAGAAAAGATATTTTGTTTAGAAAAAATCTTGCGTGGCATAGAACAACGTGAGTTTTCAATCAAGAATGCTATCCAAATGTTGAAGTTTGATGCAGGTGAATTCTAATAAATACTTTATAATTATATGCAAAAACACTTCAAATCTTTCATCAACGAACTAAGACGAGCACAAAAAGTTGGACTGGCTGTAAATAAGGCTGCAGAGTTTGGACATTCTGCAGCCAGAACTTATTTACACAACTTAGAAGATCAAGGAGTAGATCTTGATCTTTATGGTGTAACAATGACCAAGATCCCTAAGGTTGGAATCAATCCAAGATCTGAATACTACAACACACCAATTGGTGTGTATTTTTATCCGGCAAAGTATTACTTGAATACTGTAACACTTCCTTTTCAACACGAAGCTCCATTTATCAACATCATAAGAATAGATACTAAAGAAGAACATATTGTATTTTTGGATAATGTTACAAATGATGTCGTAGAAGCCGCCGCAAAGATTCTGTTTAAAGACAATTACAAAAGTATTTTGAGAGACGCAAAAGACGATGCAAGAGTTCAGACATCCGGCGGTATATGGTGGTTTCTATCATTTTTTGCAGCAGACGATAATCCAAGAAGATGGACAAGTGTATTGAGAAACACTTTGGGTGTGAAAGTTGTTATTGATAATGCAGGCGACGGTATCATTCACGTCAACGAACCAACACAAGGTGTTATACTTGATTCAACTGTAGCAAAAGTTGTGAGACGATTTGAAAACAAACAATATATAGATGTCGATAAAAATAATATAGATTCTGTGTGGCAGTTTGTTGTAAACAAATACAAACAAACAAGAAAAGTACCGAAATTTGGAGAAGACATATTAGCAACAGATCCAGTAATAGCGTACGAGTATTCAAAATACATCTTGAACGGACCGTTTCCAAAAGGCGAAGAGTCTATTGCAAAAGATCCAGTAATAGCGTACGAGTATTCAAGATACATCTTGAACGGACCGTTTCCAAAAGGCGAAGAGTCTATTGCAAAAGATCCTGAAACGTCTTACAATTATGCAAGATATTCATTGAATGGTCCATTTCCAAAAGGTGAAGATGGAATCGCAAAAGATTCTCTACTTGCATATAGATATTCAAGATATGTATTAAAAGGTCGTTTTCCGAAAGGAGAAGACGCAATTGCACAAGATCCTGAATTGGCGTATGATTATGCCACAGAAATATTGAAAGGTAGATTTGAACAGGCAGAAAAATATATATTACAAAAAGCAGATTATGCTGCTTTGTATGCGTTTGACGTATTAAAAAGGCCTTGGCCTGAGGCAGAAAATGTAATCAAGAAAAGCTCGTATTATGCCAAAGAATACGAAAAATTCAAACAGAAATTCAATCAACAAGCAGAAAACTAAAAACGAACTAAGACGAGCACAGAAACTTGGTTTGAAGGTTTCTGGAAAAGATACTGTATTCTCTAAGAGAGAAGTCGATGCTATCTTTTACGAAGCAATGGGTGTGCTAGGTGTATCATATCTTGTCAAGAAGCTTGTCTATTTGTATGTAAGAGTTTTTGGCGATTCTTCTGGATACAAAAAGTAGTATATAAATATCATAGCGATTGGCTATGAAACTTACACTCACATCTTTGAATGCAACATGGGTTCATGTTGACACCGAACCTGGTATAGCACAGGAATTGTATGATAGATTGTCATTTGATGTTCCTGGTGCCAAGTACATGCCTGCATTTAAAAGAAGAATGTGGGACGGCAAGATACACCTATATGATAAGAGAAAGAACATAATTCATAAAGGTCTCACACATTACATTGAATCATACACAGAAGAGAATCAATATAAGATCCTGAAGAATTACAGTAATGTTGCATACGAACAGTCTGTTGCAGATGAATTTGTTTCTAATTTGAAATGTTATTCGGGAAACGAACCATTAGAAATTCGTGATTACCAATTGGATGCAATTAAGCGTGCCATTACATCCAAGCGTTTTATTGCATTATCGCCAACAGGATCAGGTAAATCCTTGATCATTGCATCTATTATCAAATTCTATTATGAGAAAATAGATGGGAAGATATTGCTGATTTGTCCAACAACATCATTAGTTGAGCAGATGTCATCCGACATCAAAGAATATTTTCCTGATTGGGAATCTGAAAAGAAGATCACTAAGATATACTCAGGAACAGAAAGATTTGATCGTAAGATTGTTATATCTACATGGCAATCAATATATGACAACCCACAATCATATTTCGAAGACTTTGAAGTAGTTATCGGGGACGAAACACATTTATATTCAGCAAAAGAAATTTCAAAGTTATTTGAAAAGTGTGTAAATGCATCGCATCGTTATGGTTTTACAGGAACACTTTCTGGCGAAAAATTGCATCAACTTCAACTTGAAGGGCTGTTTGGTAAAGCATTCCAGATTACAACAACTTCTCAACTAATTTCAAAGAAACAGTTATCTTCTTTCAACATAAATGCTTTGTTACTTGGATATTCTCCAGAAACCAGAAAAGTTGCAAAAGGATTTGATTGGGAAGGTGAAGTATCTTTCTTGTTAGCGCACGAGAAACGCAACAAATTTATCTCGAAGTTAGCAACTTCTTTGAAGGGAAACACTCTTGTATTATTCTCAAGAGTAGATGCACACGGTAAACCATTATTCGAACAAATCAAAAAGATGACTGATAAACCAGTCCACTTTGTATATGGTGGAACAGAAACACAAATACGAGAAGATATTCGTAAGTCGATCGAGAATGCCAATAATGGAATTATTGTCGCATCATCTCAGATATTCTCAACTGGTATCAACATACCATCTCTTCAGAACATCATATTCACACACCCATCTAAGTCACGTGTTCGAACATTACAATCTATCGGAAGAGTTCTGAGATTATCTAAGAATAAAGAAGGTCCTTCAGTTCTTTATGATATTGTAGATGATATGTGTATAAATAATCATAAGAATTTTGCATATAAACATTTCTCTGAAAGAGTTAAAGTTTACGCATCTGAAGATTTCGATTACCAGATAATAGATATACGATTGGAGTAAATTATGGAAGATCAAATTATTAAAATTCCTTCTATGTCATACGAACGTAGAATTCCCGCAACCATTGATGAAGCAATGGAAGAGATCGATAGAAGGATCATGATTACAGGTCAAACAAATTTCGGTAAAGTTAATGCAAGATTAATATTCCGTGAGTTACTAGAAGACTTTGTAAAGGGATTAGAGAATAGATCAACTATTCATATATTATAAATATAAAAATATGAAAATATTATCATTTAAACAACAATATATAAATGAAACCAAAAGTAGACCATGTATTGTAGTGGATGTGCAACCGGCTTATGCATATTATCAGCAGAGAGATGAACCTGAGGGTTCGATGCCAAAAGCATATAAAATCAGTCAAAAAGTTATCAATTTTGTAAATCAACAAACTGGACCTGTGCTGATGTTTATTAATGCTGAGGAAACTGGAGTATCAAACGATACCAAAGCAAGCGTGATTAATTTTTGGGAAGACTATGGGTTTGACCCTGACAATTGGAATCGAGTAACGATCGTCGACAAAGGGTATGGATATTTTAGAACTTGGATGGATCAGGGTGTTAGTGAAGCTGTAATCATCCGAGTGATCCGTGCCCTGTATCAAGCCAAAGCCAATGAGAGCAGAGATTTAGAATTAGAACAGTTAAAGCAGTTAGTGGGCGCAGAATGGCAGGACTGGATGGCAGATGATCCCATTATTATAAATTGGACAAGTGTTGCGCAGCTCAAACGCTTTCAAGGTGCTTACATAATGGGCGGTGGACGAAATGAATGTTTACGAGAAGTAGAATTACTAATGAATGCATTTAATGTTAGTTACAAGAGAATTGACAGTTTAGTGTACGGTTAATGTATATTTAATTTCTATAACTTAAAACCACTACATACTTAGTATAGCGTAGAAAGTCAAGTTAGTCAATATCTGAGTTATAAAAAAGATATTGCTTTCTTTGTATGTATTTTATATAATGGTAGTATGATATTAAACCAAACAATGACTAACGAACTACCAAATATAGAAGACATAATCATTAAGCCAGAAGATATTCTTAGAGAAGTAACAGAGATAGTTCAACAATATAAGATGAATTATCTTGAAGCAACAGCTTATTTTTGCGAGAAAAATAATTATGATACAACATCCATATCTAAGATTATCCCTCAATCACTCAGAGCTCTTATCGAACAATCTGCTAAAGACTTGAAATTATTAAAAAAGAAATATAACAATTCAAACACATTACCACTATGAGTGATATGTTTTCTGGGTACGATGCATATATAACTTATCTTGCATTTAAGCTACACTTCTCTAGTACAACTTATAATTTTTTTACATATAACGGGAAAACAAAATCCAATCCAAAATCCTATGAAAATAGGAAGGATAGATATCATTTCGAAAAGATATCAGCTAGAATTTCTAAAGAATCCTTTATTGAAAGAATGTTAGTAGAATATCTAGAGAACCAAAACTTTTGGATTAAAGATGTTCTAACTGCAGATAATAAAGCAAGGCATCTAGTTTGGAGAGGATATGTAGAAGCATTCCCATATGCTTTCAAATCTGATCTTGGAAAGATTAAAGAATATTGTCTTCTGAATGAAATTGAATATAATGAACTCTTTAAAACGAAAGGAGTAACACATCCTCTTATTTTTAAGATGTACCTAAGAAAAGATATTCGTTTAGAAACATTTATTTGTGTAGATAATCTTATTAAGATTTCAGATAAGATGAATTCTCCCGAAAGACCACGTGATCCAATTTGGTCGGATTCATTTCTTCTGATGCAATGTTATGTGCCATTCATACAAAAGTTTTTGCCAGAAAGAGAAATCTTAAAAAAAATATTCTTAGAAGTTTTTAGTTGATAGTTGAACTGATATAAGTTATGATATTGATATGAGGTTCATATGACATGAAAGATGATTTGATACGGTTTGATGATGAAGATGATTTGACCGATTCGGAAGAATCGGATAATATATTTGAGATCGATGGACTTAATGAAGAAACTATTTCTTCATTAATTGATGAAGTGTATGAATCACTAGATACCTTAGAAAATATTATTTTGAGTATGTATTATTCTTACAATAAGATGGAAACAGAATATACAGAACGCCTAAATAACTTAGAAGTTGAGAATGAGAAGTATCGTGAAGAGATTAAAAAACTTTATCAACAATTAGCAAGTAAAAGCAAGAAAAAGAAAGAGGATAACTAAATGAATTTCGCAGATCTAAAGAAGAAGTCAAAGTCTAATCTAGACAATTTAGTAGCAGAATTAGAAAAGATGTCATCTGGCGGTAACAAGTACCAAGATGATCGTTTTTGGTCGGTTCCTATGGACGAGAAGACTGGAAACGGCACAGCTCTAATTCGGTTCCTTCCAGCAGGAAAGAACGATAAGTTACCTTGGGTAACAGTTTTTTCGCATTCGTTCCAGGGACCTGGTGGTTGGTATATTGAGAATTCACTAACTACAATTGGACAACAGGATCCAATTGGAGAAAAAAATACTGAACTTTGGGCAACTGGTATTGAAGCCAATAAGGAAATCGTTCGTAAGCGTAAGCGCAAGCAGCAATATATCTCTAACATCTATGTGATTTCTGATCCTAAGAATCCACAGAATGAAGGTAAGGTGGTATTGTGGAAATTTGGTAAGAAGATCTTTGAGAAGATTCAAGAAGCCATGAAGCCAGTATTTGAAGGCGAAAAGGCAGTTGATCCATTTGATTTTTGGCAGGGCTCTAACTTCCGTCTGAAGATCAAGAAAGTTGATGGATATCCAAACTACGATAATTCATCGTTCGAGGCTCAGGCTCCTTTTCTTGATGGTGACGATGAGAAGCTAGAGAAGGTTTGGAATTCTCTATACGCTCTTAATGAGTTTACTGATCCGAAGAACTTCAAGTCTTATGAAGAATTGAAGGCACGTCTTGATAAGGTGTTGGGTAATAAGGCTTCGGCACCGAAGAAGTCTGAAGATTCTATGCCTTCTAAGCCTGCTCCTAAGATGGAGAGCAAGAAAGCATCAGTTACTGAAGATGAGGATGAAGTTCCTTGGAAGTCAGAAGAAACTGATGAAGAAGATGATTCTTTAGATTTCTTCCGTAAGTTAGCAGAAGAGTAATAATTAATAAAAATAGAAACTCCCTCTAGATCAAATCTGGAGGGATTTCATTTTGGAGGATATATGATTGAGTATGTAGTAGGATTTCTATTTAATGAATCTTTAGATCAAATTGCTCTAATCCGTAAAGAAAAGCCTGATTGGCAAAGAGGAAAGATTAATGGTATTGGTGGCAAGATCGAAGAGAATGAATCACCAGAACAAGCGATGCGTCGTGAGTTTAATGAAGAAGCTGGATTAGATGTTGAGAACTGGAAAAAATTTATAACTTTGAATGGAGATGATTTTGTTGTTCATTTCTTTTATGTTATTGGCGATCCTTATGCGACCGACACTATGACTGAAGAACAGATTGTTGTGATTCATATAGATGATATGGAAGAATTGCCTTTGTTAACTAATTTATATTGGATGATCCCGATGGCCAAAACATTTGCGTGTGGTCTTGAAGATTGTGTGAAAGAATATTCTATTTGTTTTCAATCACTTGCAGCAAGTCATTGATTTTAAATGAGATATTCTTTCAAAAAAACTTGCTCCTCGGTTTTGGATCAGGTATAATGGTTGTATGATCGTCGCTACTTCTAAAATTAAAATCGGTCCTTCGTTGACTGGTTCTTGGTTGGATTTTTATGACATCAAGACCGACGAGTATATTGGATCGTACGATGCTAACAATTGTTCCTTTGAACACCGTTATGTTGATCCCAAGTCCCCTTCGAAATATTCGTATGATCATAAAATTTTGAACACTTTATTTGATGTCCTGAAATTCATTAAAGATAATGAGGACTCATTATTTCTAACTCAAGTTTAATAGAGGATACATGCGTATAATAAACGAAAGTGGATTGATTGGCTCTAGCGTTGATGTAATGCTGAATATGGCTGATGGGAATTCTGTTTTGAATCCTGATATGAAGCGTGAAGGACTTGTTTGGAAGTCTATCTTTGATCCAAACATCTCGTTCAAGACAATCTCTAACGAATATCTCTTAAAGGAAAATTAAATGAATAGCAACATCGATCGGTTTATGGTTATTGGTAATGCTATTGTAGAACGAATGACTGGTGAAGTTCTCTATGATTCTGTAGCATCGAATCTTGAGATCCAGCGACATTGTGATATCTTGAATGGTCGATTCTATCCAGAATGGATTAATGAGGAGCATCTGATGTGGGCTCCAGTTCAGAAAAAAAGATTTGTCATCGATTGATATTTTGAACACAATACGGTATACTATTAATATGAGTATGAGTGACATCAAAGACTTCCTGGCCTTCGCCGCTCTAATTTTGATTATCGTTTTGTATACGGTGGTTCTCTAATGAAAGCATATATTACTATCGGTTTACCTGCTTCTGGTAAATCTACTTGGGCGAAAGACTTCTGCGAGAAGAATTCTACGGATGAGAATATTATTGTTCGAATCAATAACGACGACATTCGAAATGCTATCTATGAATCGCTTGGTCATCGTAACTGGTCTCCAAAGATTGAAGACGCAGTTCGGGCGAATCGTGAGATGTTGATTGTTGCCAGAGCGCTTGTCAAAGCAGATATTGTGATCGATAATACTCATCTGAATCCGAAGACCCTTAAATCTACCAAGGAATCTTGCGAGAAACTTGGGTATGTGATTGAGATTGTAGACTTCCGCCACGTTTCTCTTGAAGAATGTATTCGTCGTAACTCATTGCGTGATGAGTTCGCTCAGGTTGGCGAAAAGGTAATTCGTAACATGTATAATCAATTCATGAAGACACCTGTAGATCGTGATCTGCCTGCTTGGATTCCGAACAAACTGCCTGACTGTATCATCGTCGATATCGATGGTACCATGGCTCAGATGAAGGATCGTGGTCCTTATGATGAGCATAAGGTGTATCAGGATGATGTTCGTCAGCACGTTCTATTCACTATCATCTCAATGATGACTGCGAATCCAGAACTCAAAGTGTTTGTTTTCTCTGGTCGGTCAGAGAAGGCTTTGGAACCCACTGTTCGTTGGACAAATGATAAGTGTGGACTTGAAGTTGAAAATCATAAGACTAATTTTACCAGCGATTATTGTGTTGAATTGCACATGCGCAAAGAAGGCGATCGCCGTCGTGATTCGCTTGTCAAGAAAGAATTGTTTGACTTATATGTAAAAGATAAGTATAATGTAATTGTAGTCTTTGACGATCGACCACAGGTCATCAGGGAATGTTGGAAAGAACTCAACCTTCCTGTTTTTCAGTGTGGTTTAATTGATGTTGAATTTTAAATTAGGAGAAATGAATGGAACGATTAACTGATATGACTCAAAAGGAACGTGTACTACATGTACTCTCACGAAAGAATCGTAATCAACTAACGGCTCGACAGGCCCAACGTGATCTTGGTATTGCAAATGCCCGAGCTGTAGTATCGAGTCTTCGCAAGGAAGGTTTTAAGATTCGAACTGAAGCCAAGAAGAATCGTAATGGTTCAGTCGAAATTTATTACACACTATAAATATTGTGGGGCGTGACCCCACAATCAATATCTTATGTTACTCAAAACAATCACTGATTCCAAATACTCACCATCTTTAATGCAAACGATCTTAGAAGATCCTGCATCTTTTAAGATGATTATGTCAATTTCGTTTGCCGTTCGGATCGGTTTATTCATTGTTTCGATGGCATTTATTAGTTATTTGTTTATCTCGAAACCAGATAATGTCGTTTGGTATATTGTGCCAGTTATATTTTTTGTTTTTAATTTGATGAAATTATTTGAATATAGAGAATATTTTGGTGTGTTCATAGAATCGTGTATACTATCGTACGACATTCTACATAAAATTTCATCTATGTCTGATGAAGAAACCCAAGCCTTCTTAGAAGGTTTCAGTGAGGCCAGAAAACAACAGTTCTTAGAACAGAAACGGAATGCACAAATCTATTATGAAAAAAACTGAACTTAAAGAAGTCCTTGAGTCTCAAAGATATTTTCTTGTAGCATTACAAATGTATCTGTTGAAATTGGGGTTGTTTCCGAGCCAAGATGGTTTATTGGAAATGAATTTGGATTATCTCTGGAATACAACAGAAGTAATTGGTAATTCACTAAATATCGAATTGCTGAATATGGAAGAAATTATCAGACATGGTAACGAGATGATTGCATTAAATCAAATGTACTCGATGGAAATACATGACAAAACTCCAATTAACTGACATAGATAATTTTGTAGAACAAAATAAAAAGTGTATTATTATATTTGGTGACACATCTTCTATTTTGACAAAGACATTATTTTCTGTATTAAAAGATTTGGGTCATGAAATTCGTGTTCTTGATACGGAAGAGTATTTGGAATCTTATGCGAAATATAGAATTAGAACAACACCACTAGTGCATGTATATATTAATGCTGAATTAACTAGTAAATTTGTGTTGCCAATAAACAGAGAAGATGTTAAGAAATGTTTGAACGAATAGATAAAATATCTGGTATCATTAAGAATCTAAGTATTGCTTGTTTCTTTATATATTCTGTCATATTCTTGGTCAATATAAACAAGACGCTAGATTCTATTGCTAAAGACTTTAACCAGACGCATACTAAATTACTTACAGAGATCTCATTAGTAAGACAAGATTTTACAAAAACAACAAACACTGCTCTATCTAAAATAGATAACAGAATTATTTCTATAGAAAAGAATCTATTCTCTAGAATAGAGAATATAGAATCAAAAACTTTCGCATCAGTCGAAAAATTGAATACAAATTTAGATCGTATAACAGACGAATCTATAGCACTCTCCAGAGATTATAGAACCATACCAAGAGATTTCACAAATACAATAACGCCGATTAATGAACGAATGAATTGCGTATATAATGATTCTTGTTGGCCAAATCTTTTTACAGATGTATTGATAGACACAAGAAATATGGCAAGATCCGGATCTAATTCTTTCTTAACATTTAATAAAGAAGTTCCAAAAATAACTAACGAGATTAATAAAGTTTCTACTTCGTTTGCAAATGGAGTTCCCGTGATTCTTGATAACGTAACAAAAATTACGAACAATATCGATAGATTGACTAAACCAAAATGGTATGATAGAATACTTGGTATAGGTGCAAACGCAACATTAGTTTATTACAATGTAACACGCAGATAAATAGATATAGGAGTTAATATATGAATTGGTTGAAAAATTTATTTAATACAGTTAAGAATTTCTTTACGAAATTGTTCGGTCAAAATGCAAATGATTTTATTGCATTACTAGAACAATTATCGCCACTCGTTAACAAAGCCCTACCAGTAGTCAAGAAGATTGCACTTCTTACGCCAACAAAGACTGATGATAAGATTCTAGAAGCTTATGAGAGACTAGGATTTGCAGGTCTATTTACTCCTGGTATGGATAAATCTATTGCCCTAAGAGATTTAGCAAAGAAAGTTATTGTTGCTTCAAATCCTGATCCTGTGTCTGACTATCTTGCTAATACAGCTGTAGAATTAGCATATGCCAAATACAAACAAGAACAAACAACGAAAAATTAAAAAGAAAACAATAATGGATTATTGGGTGAAATTTTTAAGATCGCTCGAGACCGAGGGGGGATCAATAGTTATATTGATCTTCCTTATTGGTGTCGTTGCGTGTTTGAAGCACATCGGTTTCAAGGATGCAGATTCGCAAGTTATTTTTATTCTGGGGGCGCTAGTTGGATTATTGAAGGGAAGAGTTGAACAACATAAGGTAGAATAATATGAGTAATTTATCATTAGAATATTGGAAAGTGGCAGAAGAAGTTCTAGAACCTAGATTTGCAACTTTATCATCAGCTTGTTTCGACATTCATGCATGGATCAAAACAGGCAATAAAATTAAATGTTATACTCCAGGAAATAAAGAGATCTTAGTCGGCATTCATGAAGATTCCGTTCTCATTAAACCTGGCGATAGAATGTTAATCCCAACAGGCTTGATCTTCAAGATTCCAGAAGATTACTCATTACGAATTCATATTCGTTCTTCTGTGGCATTCAAACAAGGTTTATTCTTGGCCAATTCTGAAGGAGTTGTAGATCAAGATTATTTCCACGAAACCTTTATTATGCTGGTAAATACTTCTACACAAACGGTTAATTTAAAGAATGGTGATAGAATTGCTCAGGGTGAATTATTGAAGATGGAAAATTATTGTCTATCGCAAACTTATAACAAGCCTGAGCAAATTACAGATAGAATTGGTGGAATTGGGAGTACCGGAAAATGATAGGTGAAGAATCTCATTATGCAAGTAAGACGGAAGAATTAGAAGAATATCTAGATTTCTGTGACGTTCTGATTCGTCCTAATAATACACTCACAAAAGTTAATTCTAGATCGGATGTGAATCTAGAAGTAAGATATACTAATGGTAATTTGGTTTGGTCCGGAATTCCTATTTGTGCATCTAACATGGATGTTATTGGAACTTTTGAAGTAGAACGTGTCTTATCAAAATTTAAGATGTTGACAATACTTCATAAGTTTTATACTGTCGAAGATTTCAAGAAGCACGAATACGATTCAGAGTATATCGGTATCTCTGCCGGGATTTCAGAAAAAGAATTACAGAATATATCTGAGATCTTGGAATATGATCCGAAAATTAAATTTATCTGTTTAGATGTTGCAAATGGATATACACAAGCATTTCATGAATGTGTTTCTAAATTTAGAAGAAGATTTTCAGATAAATTCATTATGGCCGGGAACGTTGTTACTAATAGAGGATGCCAGTCGTTGGTTAGTGTTGGAGCCGACTTCATTAAATTTGGTATTGGATCTGGATCTGTATGTACTACAAGAATTAAAACAGGAATTGGGGTTCCACAATTCTCGGCTCTACTGAATCTTAATGATGTGTATGATGTTGTATCTGATGGTGGATGCACATCTCCAGGAGATGTTGCAAAAGCTTTTGGAGCCGGAGCTAGATTTGTTATGTTAGGTGGAATGTTTGCTGGTCATAATGAAACTGGAACTACATTCTATGGTATGTCATCGAAAGATGCTATGGATAAGTATTCTGGTGGCGTTTCAAATTACAAAACTTCTGAAGGGAAACGAGTAGATCTATATAAACACACTAAACCTCTAGAAGAAACCGTTCTTGATATTCTTGGTGGATTGAGGTCAGCTTGTACATATGTTGGTGCATCAAATCTAACGGAGTTCATTGGCAAACAAAAATTCATTAAGGTACGAAGACAATATAATAATATATTTTCATGAAGAAAAAGATATTCCAGGAATTAGTTGATTGGATAACCGATAAAGAAGATATATCTATCCAGATAGACACATCATATTACGAACACGCAAAAACAAAAACAGAAGATAGAATCGTAAATGGTGTAGCTGGTTCGGATGGATATATTATTCTTTATGCAGATAAATCTAATATGGATTGGGAAAAGATGACGTCCATGTTAATACATGAGATAGGTCACGTAATTCTCTTTCAAGAAGGAAAATGTTGGCATACTGAGAAAGATGCTTGGATATGTGGAATTCAAACTGTTCCAAAGAAATTTCATCCCAAATTATTAGGACGACATTGTATGGAATGTCTAAAAACATACGATTATAAGAGATTTGGATGGATTAAGAAACTCCTTGGTTGAATATCAAATTTTAATAAATAGATATATATCCTACAATTATAGCTATAAGGATCAAGGAGAAATACATGTCACTTTGGGGAAATAAAGAAGTTAAATTCCTGTCTGGAACATCAGTAAATACTGGCGGCGCAACTGGAGTAACTGTTACTGGTGTTGATACAACATTCTTAACAGAAGTTGAGAATGGCGATCTATTTGCATCAGGAACACAGAAAGCTGCAGTCGTTACAGTTAATTCCAATACATCAATCACATTAGAAAGTTCAATCTATCTAGCATCAGGATCAACAGGATTCTTCGTTTCTGAGATGCCAAAATATCTTTCTGAAACAGAAAAGAAAACTCAAACTTTTGGTGTAGATACAAAAGAAATGGGTGCTACTGGTCCAACAGGAGCTCTAATTAATCCAGGTCCAGCACATGCTGGTTGGGTTAAAGTAGTACAAGGTGCTGGTTATGTTAAAGAAATTAATTTAAATACAACAGGAGCGACTGGATATAATCCTGCTGCACCTCCACCAGTCGTTTTCTCTACAGGTGGAGCATCTGGTGTTGCAGTTGTTTCAGCTGCTGGAGCAGTAACTAGTGTAACAGTAACTAACGGAGGGTCTTATACAACTTCCGCCCCAACTGTTACCATTGGTTCTACTGGAGCAACTGGTGTAGTTGGAACTGTTATTATGGGTGGAAGATATAATCGCAAGTTATATGAAACTCTAGTTGCTATGAGTGTTCCTGCTGCAACAATGGGCGACGCAGAAGATACTATCTTCCCAGACGCTTAAAACAAAAACAATTAAAATGGTGGGAGGACTCGTTCCTCCCATTTTCATTATAGGAGTATTATGAAAAAAATCAAGATAAATGACATAGAACTTCATATTGATGATGGAGTAGAAGTTACATTAGAATCAGAAGGAACGATAAAGATTTCTACTAAACAAAAAAACTATTGGAATTATTATCCAAATCAATATCCAACAATTACAAATACATACCCACAAACAACACCAAATATTCAATATTTCTCCGATAAACGGATTTTGAATGGATAGAAATTTTTAGTATAATAAATAGTATTGAGAATGCCTATCGGATTCTCACAACTTACTCGCTTTAACTA